TCAATGACTTGTGGAAATTTATCTAACTTACGAAGCATCGGAGAAGTGTTAAATTCTCGCTGTTTCGTGAGGGTTTGCAGGTGATGTTAGACAGGCCGGCGGCTCGTGTATACTGTACAACCATACAGTTCGAGGCGATCGTGGCAGCCCCGATGATCAAGTTGACACCGCCGCCCGGAACGAAGGGTTCCTGCTGGCGCTGTGAGCACTGGGCCGGCAATGTCATCGCTGGATGCCACTGCACATGCCTGCGCGACCCTGGACGCCCGATCGTCGGGGGAAACCCTATGCATGGCTGCGTCTACTGGTCGCTCTCGCCTGGTCTCGATGGCATGACCGATCAGGAAGCCGATGCGGCGGTGCGGACTTCCAGAGCGGTGCGGACGACCGAGTAGCCGTCGTCGTAGAGGCGCTGCCGGGTGGCCAGCGCCATGTTGCGGTCGAACGAGCTTGCATAGCCGGTCGGCACGTCGACGATCGTCGCGCCGGCCTGCCGGTCTGCCGCCATCCGAGCAGTTTCGTTCGACGCCAGCATCAGGTCGATGATCCGAGGCGCCAGCACGCGCAGCCCGTAGTTGACCCCGGGCGGCAGATCCTTATCGTCAGATCTCAGGAAGACACCGAAACGCGGAACCCGATCGACAACCAGGTCGCTGACCGGCATGTTGTCGGTCGTGCCGCCATCGACCAGCAGCGCGCCGCCGACCTCGACCGGCGCGAACACGAACGGGATTGACGCGCTGGCGCGCGCGGCCAGCGCAATCGGTACATCGGGCGTGCGATCGCGCGAGAACTGGAATTCCCGCTCGGTCAGCAGGTCGGATGCGATCGCCTTGAGGTCGACGTCGATCTGCGCGAACGTCATGCCTCCGGTGACCTCGGTCAGGAACGCCAGCAGCCGGTCGCCGCTACAGAGCGCACGGCGCCGAAGCATCGACCAGGCCGAAAAGCGCATCATCGGCGACCAGTCGGTTTCCATCGCGAGGCGGCGCATGTCGGAAAGCGGCACGCCGGCGGCGAACAGCGCCGCGACGATCGAGCCGCCGGACGTGCCGGCGATCTCGATGACTGTGTAGCCGGCGTCGACAATGGCCTGCAGCGCGCCGACGTGCGCGCCGAGGCGGAAGCCCGAGCCGCTCAGTGCGACGCGCAGCGGCTTCATTGCGGCGCGCTCGCGGCCGCTGGCACCGAGTTGGCCGGCGTGGTGGCCACCGCCAGCGGGAAGGCCGTATCGATCAGCCCCTTCACGGTCCCGATCGCCAGGATCGCCGTTGTTTTCTGGTCGGCCGGCAGGCTCGAAGCCTTCACGATCCCGATCAGCAGCGGCGCGGCCGCCGACGAGAGCGTCTGCACGTTGACCTGCGTCACCGTCGCGCCGGCCTGGCAGACGGCGTCGACGGTCGGCCCGATCTTCTCGTTCAGCGTGTCGGTAGCGCCGCCGGTGAACAGACCAGCCGTCGAAAGCGTGTCGAGCTCGGCGGTCAGCAGCGGGCAGACGTTCGCCGCGACCTGCGCCGGCGTCTGTTTCGGAACGGCCCCGCACGCAGCGAGCAGGAGCATGGATGCGGCAACGCCTGCCGCGAGCAGCATTTTCATCTTCATAAGTGGGTTTCCTTACGGGAGGGTCTGCAGTGCCGCGGCGGCCGCTGTTGCGGCGGCGCCGACGGCGTCGGATGCGGCAGCCGCCGCAGTGGCTTGCCCCGCGAAGGCCTGAACGTCGGTCTCGTGGAGCGTGATGCTGTAGGTGTCGGGCGACGTGTGCTGGAACTTGGCGTCGACGGTGGCCATCTGCTTGCCGTTCCAGACTCTCAGCACGCAGCACCCAGTCGGCGTGCCGCCCGGGTCGGTGATGGGCCCGATCTCGTAGCGCGCGATGCCGGCATACTCGAGCGACGAGCAGCCGGCCAGCGCCAGATACGCGGCGAGCAGAAACGCGCGACGGATCACTGGATCGTCGGCGCCGGCGCCGCCTGCTGAGCAGCCGAAACCGGCGCGGGTTGCACCTCGGCGCGCGGTACCGTATCCGCAGATGCGGCGGCCATTGCCGGAGTGGCGTCGCCTTCGACCAGGGCTGCGATCATCGGCTTTGCAACCGGTCCGATCGTCGCGTGGTAGATGCCGAGGCCGGCCAGGGTGTAGCCGATCGCATCGACCAGGGATTGCGCCGGCACGAAATGCAGCAGCACGAGCGCCAGCCATGCACCGAAGAGCAGGACGGCCGCAAGGAACTTCATCCACGGGTTCATGTGGAACTACCTCCAAAAATGCCGCAGTCGCGGCGAGTCAAATTGAGGCGCCGAGGGCAGCTTTACAGCTATCCCAAAGAGCCAGGCGGTCGGCCATGCCGTTCGGCGTGGCAGCTGAGCGTGGATTGCCCAGGTTGATTGCGCGGCTGATCGAGAGGAAGTCGCCCGTGTCGGCGAAAGCGCTGAGCGCGTTGTCAGCCCAGAACTGGGCCGATGCCAGCACGGCGACCGACGGCGTGCCTATCTGGTCCGGGTTTCCTTCCAGGTCGACGCCGATCTTCTGTCCCATGACGCGGAAGTTGTAGCGGCCCGTGATCTGCAGCAGGCCACCACCGCGGTACCGGAAGCCGTCGCCTGGCTGCGTGTTGCCCAGCTCGGCCGCCTTCGCGGCCGGCGGGTCATAAGCGCGCTGCGCGGGCGTCGGCCCCCAGATCTCGCGAAGCCAGAGGAATCGGCCGCACTCGTGGCCGCACTGGGCCAGGAAGGCCGCTTGGCGAGGTGGCGTGTCGATGGCGTAGAGCGCCATCGCGGCCGACAGCGGCTCGGCCCATGGCGTCGCGCGCGCGAGCGGGATCTGCAGCGCGCTAGCGAGAAGTTGAGGGGTCATGTTGTTCATCCGATCAGCACCTTCACGACCGCTGCGGCCCAGTCTGGGATCGGCTCGTGTCGCACGTAGCGAAAGACGATCAGGCCGACGGTCCCGACTCCGATCACCGGCAGCGCGACGTGGCGGATCATGAAGCGCCACGCGTCGGCGAGCCGGCACATCGTGCGCACGACCCGCGCGCCGCCTTCCCACGTGTCCACCATGCTCTGGGTGTTCGTCTCGATCTTGCAGACGGCGGCGGCGATCGCATCGATCTTCCTGTCCTGCTCGGATAGGTGCGCCCTCACCTGCTCGTCGCTCGCATCAATGCGCGCCTGGATCTGTTTGAACCGCTGATCTCCTGCGCGCAGGCGGCGCTCGACAAAGTCGTTGCTTGGCGTATCAGCCATCAATCCCCCGAAATGAAAAAGCCGCCCGAAGGCGGCTGTCTACTGGTCCAGCTTGTAATCAGTTGCCAGCGCACAGGAACTGCACCACGTCGGTTCCCGTGCCGCTCAAAGCGAAGGAAGTGCCGGAGGTCTGCGAGACACGCACCGCGTTGGCCGCAGTCGTGTCGATCGCTGTGCAGGCGTAGCTGGTCGACGAGGTGTAGGCGGCTGCGCCCGTGAGCGTGACCGTGGCTGCGCCCGAGGCAAGCGTCGCCGTCCCCTTCACCATGTGCGGCGCGCTCGCGCCGGCGCCGGCAGTCGAGTACAACGGCATCGCCCCGGTGCCGGTCGCCGCCAGATTCCCATAGACGGCCGCCGAGCCGCCGACCTGCAGCTTGTTCGTGCCGTCGTCCGAGCCGCCGACAAGCAAGCGACCGCCGTATTTCGTGAGGTTGATGTTGAATTTTGTCCCCGCCGACGCCGAGTTGTACGCCTCGACTGCGAGCTCGGATGCAGTGTCGGAATAGAAGCTCGCCGTGGCGGAGTTGCTCAGCTTCATCTGCACCGCGCCGCCGCCCTTCGGGCTGAGCGTGACGGGAATCGTAGCGTCCGAGCCGATGGCGGCCAGCGCCGGCGACGAGCCGGCTGCCGCACTCATCGGGCTCAGCGAATTGCCGCTGTTCACCGACTGGTAGAAGCTGCTGGCCCCCGTGAGATTGAATGGCGTCGAGTAGTTCGATGCACTGTCGAGCTGCGCGCCGAAGATCTGGTTGCCGGCCGCGCCGTTGATTTCGGCGACGCACGAAGTTGCATTCGTGACGCCGTAGGTCTGACAGCTCAGCCCCATCGCCGTGTTGTTCGACGAGCCGTCGAGCACCAGGCCGCGCTGAAAGCTGTTGATCGACTCGATCCACGTCGACGAGATGCGCGTGTGCGAGGAGTTCTTGATGTAGAACACGTCGCCGAGCGCATTGTCGATCGTGTTGCCTGCGAAGCCGAAGTCGTTGTTGTTGCCGGCCAGCCGAACCACGTTGATCGATGCGTTGTACGGGTGCGAGTTCTGGACCATCGTGGTCTGCGCGCCCGGGTTGGCGTAGATGCAGTAGTTCACCACGAACCCGCCGTTCATGATGAAGCCGTCGATCGTCGAGTCGGATGCGAACGCGCCCAGCTCAATCCCGGCCTTGCCCGCCGTCGTCGAGTAGATACGGATGTTCTTCAGCCGCACGTCGTGCATGTAGACCGACGTCGTCGGGTTGCCGTCGATCTTGATCGACGAATACCCGACCGGGACGTTGTTGAACGCCAGGTTCAGCAGGTCGAGCGTCTGCGCGAACGTAGTATCGAGGGTGTTGGCCGTGCCAGCCGTGCCATCGAATTTCAGGTCTCGGATCGTCGAGTGCGAGTCGAAGGTGAAGCTGCCGGCGATCGCCGGATAGCTGATCGATCCGCCGGTCTGGATCAGGACGCTGTTCGGGCCGTCGCCGTAGAGCGTGAAGCCCTGTATCTGGGGCAGCGTGAGGCCGCTCTCGCGATACTGGCCGGCCGGAATGTAGACGGTCTTCGCTCCCGAGTTCAGCGCGGCCTGGATGCAGGCCGTGCTATCGGTCGTCCCGGTTTTGTCGCAGCCCGGGAAATCGAGAATGCTCACCACGTCGCTCAGCTTGCTCGCGACCGACCGGCCGCCGGCGCCGGAGAGCGCCGCTTGGAACTGCAGATTGCTGGTCGCGCCGAGTGCCGTGGTCGCGCCGGTGCCCCCCGAAGCGAACGCCAGGGGCGTCGAGAACGTAACCGGCCCGCTGCTCGCGAGGCTCGCGAAGCTTCCCGAGTTGAACGTCGCCGAGGTGCCCTGCAGCGGCCCGGTCAACGTGCCGCCGGCCACCGGCAACGCGTTCGCGGCGACGGCGGCGAACGCGGAGTTCAGCAGCTGTGCCGTCACCAATTGGCCGGGCACCCACTGCGCGAAAGCGGCATTCGAAATGCAGGCCGCCGCGAGCAGCAGTGTGCCGGCAATCCTCTTGATATCGATTTTCATGTTCGCCTGCGATCAGTTGCTCGGGGAGGACGCCGGTTCCGGCGCCGTCGTGGTCAATTTCGAGTCGACGACATACCAGCTGCGTCCATCGTTGGCATGCCAGTCGGCATCGTCCATGATCGGCAGCATCTGGTCGGCCGGAAATGCCTTGGTCGGATCTTCGGTGTAGCCGTAGGCGACGGTATCGATCCAGCCCAATACCGCCTTCACCTGCTTGTCGAAATAGGCGTAGCGCGCCATGTGTCGCTCCTCAGTACTCGATGACGATGAAGCCCGGCATGCCGGCCGCGCCGACGGTGCCGCTGGTGGTGCCCGTCGCAGTGGTGGGGCCGTAACATCCACCCGCGCCCGACCCGCCGACGCCGTAGCCGTAGGAGGCAGACGGCGGAATCAGGCTGCCGACACCACCGATTGCGCCGCGGCCCGGCGCGCCGCTCGCGCCGAACGGGCCGCCACCACCGCGGCCGCCCGTAGCGCCAGGCCCGTACTGCGACGTGTCCTGGCCGTACTCGCCATTCGGGAAGCCGTTGCCGCCCGGCTGCCCCGGCCATGCCTGCGTGGGCGCGCCGCTGCTGCCGACCTGGCCACCAGCGCCAGCATTGAGCGTGAGGCTTCCGATGACGGTGTTGCTGCCGTTGCCGCCGGTACCTCCAACTGCACCCGCAACGCCACCAGCACCAGGCACGCACGACAGCACTTGGCCAGGCGTTACTGCCATCGGGTAGCGCTGCACCGGGTCGCCGGCACCGCCGCCGCCGCCGCCCGCGACGATGTTGTTCGCCGGGATGTTCGGCGAACCCGCGCCGCCCCCGCCGCCCCCGCATGCCGTGATCCAGATGGCGGTCACGCCCGCCGGAACGGTCCAGTTCGTCGCGGAGAGGATGACGACCTTGCGGCCGCCGGCGAAAGCTTGGACGAACGCTGTCGTCGCGACATTGTTGCTGTTGTCACCAGCGTTCGGCGTCTTGGCCTGGAACAGCTCCGACGCGTCGCCGGCCGAGGCCGCAAACAATTGCTGCACAGCCTGCAGAACCTGACCATATGAGGTCTTGGACGGCACGATTCCCGCCGCCGTGAGGAACGACATCAGTTCCTCTTGAACGAGGTTCAGCCAATCAGCTGAAACGATCGTGGCCGCCTGCCCCGTCGCCGGATTGCCGCCAGTGAAAAACCCCGGCGTACCGGCGGCCGACGGCGCAGGCAGCGCCGTTACCGCTGTCGTTTGGTCAATGCGAAACATCTTTTCTCCAGTTACGCGAGCGTCGTTATGTCGAGTCGGAAATCGATATCGAGGAAACCAGGGTTCGCAACGATGACGAGCGTGTGAGCCGGCTTGAGCGTATTCATCTCGCACAGCAAGACCGCGTTGCCCCACGAGGCAAGCGGTTCCCCGGCAGCTGAGGCACTTGCCCGGAAGTAATTGATCGTTGTCTGCGGCGCATTGATGCGCCAGGTATGCGCCCAGCCTTCGTCACCGCAGGAGTCACCTGCCGCCTGCTGGCCAGCTCGGAACGGCGTGAACTCGCTCACGCTGACGGTGAATCCGAGGTTCTTCGCGTAGTCGGTGAAGAAGGCGATCGACTGGCCACCGGTGTTGGTGAAGCGCGCCACCACCTGCGCCTGACGCACGGCAAGCGACGGCGACTCGCCAGCGCACGGATCCGGCAGCCCCAGCGATGCCTCCCACTCCGGGAGCAGCTCGACCGTCGTCGAAGGAAATGCGTCGACGAGCAAGTAGTTGTTGTCCGCCACATGGCGCGCCCAGACTGGAGACAGGACAGCTATCACCTGCTGCATCACCGCGTCCGGGGAGCGTGGCCACGCCAAGCCGCGAGGAAATAGCGCGCTCAGCGCCGACGCGAAGTCGGACGACGAATAGTTCGGTGCAGCCATTTATGCGAGCCAAGTGATGTTGCCGAGCACCGGCAGTTGGCCGGTCGTGCCCTGGATGTTCTGCAGCGGCGCGGTGATGACGAAGCCCTGCGTCCCGGTAATCGCACCGATCGCCGAGTTGATGTAGGACATATCGACGGCACCGTTCAGGTTGCCTGGCCCGACCGGCGATCCGTACAGCACGAAGATCCCCTCGATCGCCGCCTCGATCGCTGTCCTTTGCGCAGCGGTGAAGTTGGCCGAGCCCGTGATCGTGAAGTCGATCGGCGTCCGGATTGGCGAGCAGACGAACACCAAGGCCGTGACGGGCCGCAGCGGATAGATCCAGTTCGCAACCGTCAGTTGATCGCCGGTCGCCACCGTGCCGCGCTTCTCGTCGGTGGCCACCCCATCCGACCCGACCGGAAATCCGTCGTTGTCGTTCTCCGCCTCGTCGAGCATCACGTAGACGACGACGGTTCCGGGGCCAAACCCGACAGGATTGCACCAGGCCCGCGTCACGCCGCTGACCTCCCGCGCCCACTTGACGTAGTCGGACTGCGATCCGCCCTGCGCGGGATTCTGGTATGCGAGCAGCATGCGCGAGCGCAAGCTGTCGTCCGATTCGATGTCGGCACCACCGGTAAATGCAACGGATACCGTTCCGGTAGACGTGACGCCGGCGATCGACACGCCCAGCGTCATTGCCGTACCAACCGGACAGTTTCCGAACGCGCCTGTCAGCCCGCTCGGGTCGGCATTCGCGACGGCGTCGACCGTTACGACACCGTTGGCGACCGTGCCCTCGCTCGTTGTCGTGTAGCCGACGCCATCACTACGGCTGATCGAGGTCCCAGCCGGGATAGGGTCTGCGGTAGCCACCGCAGCGAACTGAATCTGCCCTGGCGTCACCGAACCAGCCTGCGTGGCCGCTTCCCGGTAGACCGCCTTGAGCGCCGCCCACGCCTCAAGGAACTCGTCGGTCGCGGTGAACGGATTCGACTGCTTGGCGATGTAATCGGTATAGCCATATTGCAACTGCGCCAGGCCGGCCAGCGCGCGGCCGATGATGCCGAAGCTGGAAAAGCGCAGCAGCGGGTCAGTACCCGGCAGGCCGCTTTGGATATCGGCGGCCACCTGGGCTTTCAGCTCAGAAAGTGTCGGTCGAAGATACGGCATCAGTTGATTCCTTCCCAGGCCCAGGTGTATTGCCCGTCGAGTAGCACGGTGCCGTTCTTGATCACAACGATCCACGCACCGAGCACCCCGCGGCGCACCCACTGCGTCGTGATCTCGACCCGGCCTGCTACGCCGTCATCGATCAACCACTGCAGCGCCTCGGCGAGATAGTCGTAAGCCTTTTGCGCCGTCTGCGTCGTCTGCTTGGCACGCTTCAGCAGCCACATCCGCGAGCCGATCGGCACGTCATCGTCGGCCCACCATCCGCGTCGGTCAGTCGAACCGTCAGGAATGACGTCGTCGGCGCTCGCCTCGCGGTCGGTGAAGATGCTGATCAGCACGGCGCTCGCGAGGTCATTGCCCGTGGCGAGGTCAGCACCTGCCAGCACCCAGTCGGCGTGCGCGGTCGCGGAATCCCATGTGAGAGTCAGGTCAGGCATGTGTCCGGACGAAAAAAAGCCCGCCGGAGCGGGCATCTATGATTGCGGCGCACGGCTGCGCTACATCTGCTGGTTCGGGACGTTCGAGGTAACTGTCGACTCGCCACCCTGCACTTCCTGGACATTGTGCGTGTGCATGTCGTACAGCTCGCGCATGCCCTTCATCGTCTCGTTGTTGGTCTCGGTGTTGTCCTGCATGTCCCCGGTCGCCCCCACCAGCGGAGTCGTGAAGTTCACACCGCCAGGCGCGATCACATCGAGCTTCCCGCCGATATTCATCGTGCAGTCGCCGGAGCAGTTCAGCGTGATATTCGCCGCGTCGTTCACGACGACGTCCTGCCCCTTCGCCTCGACGACAATGACGCCGCCTTTCAGGTAGATGCACTTGCCATCCTGGCTGTACAGGATCGATTCGCCTGGCGCGAGGCCACGCGGCCGCGATTCCTGGTGGTTCGTGCCTACCACGGCGCCGGCAGACCTGTCACCAGCAACGTGCAGCGCCAGTGCGTCCGATCCGACTGGCGGATTCGACGAGAACCCGAACTCGGGGACGCGGAAGCGCCCGGCCGGCACCTCGAGGCCATTCATGCGCAGCTGCACGATTTGCACGGGGCCGCTGTCGTCCACCAGCGTGACGCGACCGCGCCCGAACAGGTTGCGGATTCGATCCAAAATGCCCGTCATTGCGAAACCTGCGTGATATCTGGCCCGACAGGATTGAGGATGATCGGCTCTTGATAAAACGCCTGCTGCGGCATGATCGTCAGTTCGGCCGAAGTACCCTGCGCCCCCTTTTTGTACGTCACCTCGGAGATCAGCCACCGCCGCGGCGTCAGCTTCAGCGACGGTAGGTCGATGTCGACGAGCACGTTCGGCTCGTACAGCATGCCGGCCGAATCTCGCCACGAATCAGTCACAAGCCGGACCTGAAACGATCGGCCGAGACGGTAAGCCTTCTCCCACTGCGCGCGCTGCAAGGCGACATCGACGCCGCCGGTCACATTCTCGGAGATGATCGCGCGATAGCGGAACCGCGGCACGGTCGTATCGTAGGTGTGCGCGATGATGTTGCCGCCGTCGCCAATGTCGCGTAGCGTGTCTAGCCCCTGATACGCCGCGTCGTATTGAGAGAACCGGCCATCCATCGCGAGCAGCAGAGACGCCGATGCGACGTTGATCCCTTCGGTGAACCCGCTCGATGCCACGCGCGTGCCGATCGCCACCGGCCCGGATTGGTTGGCGTTTCCGCCTGCGGCGAGTTCCAGGTTGCCGGCCGGCGTGTCGTACAGCAGCAGCGCGCGGTATCGGCAGAGCAGCTCGAGCACGGAATATGACGTCTCTCCGACCAGCACGTTCACCTGCTCGATCGGCTTCCCGACGTCAGTGCCAGCTGCGACGCTCACTCCTATTCCGTAGGGCGCACACAGCGTCTCTGCGATCTTGTCGACGGTCATGTTCAACAGCTGATTGCCGTTGATGTATGCGGCGCAGTCGACGAGATCCTGACATTTGCTACGGCCGGCGATGCGC